GAGTTCTGCAATATCATTACCGCTAAAGTCTGGAAAGTAAAGTCGATATGCTTTCTGACATAGTTCTGTGATGCGTTCTGCTGCCTTTTGACCAGCGTCGTCGTTGTCCATCAGTACAATAATAGAGAGAGCACCGGATTCATCAATAAGAGATTTTTGCGGATCGTTAAGTATGGTGCCAAATAAAGCAACAGCGTTATGTATACCAGCTTCTTCTAGACGCCACACGTTTCCAGGAGATTCTACGAGGATAATCACCCCCGTCTCCAGAATGTGTGGTTTCGCCTTCCAATAATTATACAAGCACTTTTCCTTTTCGAAGCCTTTTGTGTGCCTCCATTTGGGAAAATGATAGCATTTTTTCTTGGGATCGTGGTAAGATGCACATTTCTTGCACGCTTCAAAGATACTGCGTCCGGTAAAGCCTACAATATGTATACCGTCATCGCTGTATATGGGTACCATTGCCCGATTAAACATGGACTTGCCATATGTTGTACAAGTACCAACATCATAATCGTCGAGCACTTCTATTGAGTAGTCTCGCTGTAAGTAATATTGAGAGGGAATCTCTACGTTTTCTCTATAGTAATCTCTAGTAACTATACCACTAAGAGAAGTTGTTTCTTGTAAGGTATTGACTAGCCTACAGAAGTCTTGATGGTCAGCCCTATGAGTCTCTCCTTTAAGTCCCGCGAAGGTTACACCTAGACGTTCAAGCAGAAAGTCAACTGTGTCTTCAAAAGATACTTCGTTATCACCTGGGACTGTCCAGCCGTAACGAATATGGGATAGCCCGCCTCGCACCATGCTGAGCAGGGATGTACCAAAGTGGTTTTCACACTGGTGAGTACGACACTTGTAGTGTGTCCTGTAGTCGGCGTTATAATATAAATTCAGGGCTGATTTATTATCACCGCCATGAATAAAGCAAGGGGAGAAGATAAGTTTTTCTCCCGTTTTGTATCGTACCTCAAAGTACTCGTAGATATCATCAATATTATCTAGAACAGTTGCGGTCAGACCGTTAAGCTTCGCTTGATCCTTGTACTTAGAACTCCACGTCTTCTTCGTCATCCTCGAATCCTGATTCATTGTATGATCCACCGTCATTAAGTTCGTAAGCGGTTTTGCCTTCGATTAGCTTAGCGTATTTGCCTCTCATTAGAATGTTGATATAGTCACCATCCTCAAGACCTTCTCCATGCCTAGCAATCACGGGCACCATCTTGCGATTGCCATTCTCTTCTCCATCCTTAGCGATCTCTTCATCGCTCTTCTGCTTGTAGATCGTGAAGTTAGAACACAACCAGATTACTCGGTCAGAGCCGCTGGCAGTGTCTGTTGACTCTTTTGTAATTCCATCACGGTTCAACTGGATGAATGTTAAAACGGGCACCTCGTACCGTAGGGCGAAGTTGTGGAGAGTGGTCATCATGAACCCGAGCACCTGAAACTCCTTCATATCTCCCTTGATCTCTGCCGCGTCCATCAGCTTAAGATAGTCATAAATAATCACACAGTCGTTAGCTTTGCCTTGATCGTTAAGACCAACTGTTCGGGCAATCCAACGCCGCATAATAGACATTTGATCTTCAAAGGCCCGACCACCCACGTTCTTATGGTAGTACGGGATATCCTTATTCTTCTTACCTAACTCCCTAAGCTTTTGAGCCTTGAGTTTCTGAGTAGAGAATTGTCCAGTTTCCATCTCATTAATAGTAGTCTTGTGGTCAGTATCGTAGGATAGCATAGCCATACCACGGTCCTGGTGGTCCTTCTTCATCATTTCAGTGTCTAAGTCTAGAACAGGGATACCTTGCTGGGCAATAAAGACTCCTATATTCTCTGCCATTAAAGTCTTTCCTACCTTGGGACGTGCCCCGATAACGTTAACCGTACCACGACGAAGACCGCCTCCAATAGCGAAGTCGTACTTGGTAAATCCTGTAGGTATTCCTATTTGATCAACGGGATTTTCACTTAGATCATCTAAGTACTCCTCAATATGTTCAAACACCTTTTCAGGACTATCACCGCTATCATTAAGAAGAGAAGAGAAGTCAAAAATAGCTTCCTCTGCAATCCCCAAGATATGGGAGATAGTTTCATCGCCTTTAACTTGTAGGTATTTATCCTTTGTTTCTTCTAGCCGATCATACCACATATGAGCGATTTGTAGCTTGCGAATCTTGGCCGCAAACCTACGCACATTGTCTAGTAGGACAGGGAATTTAAAGATCGCACTTAAATGGGTTATTTCTTGCTTCTGATTAATGAAGTCAGAGACTCCCAGCTCTTTAGCCGCAGATAGTATTGAGGCTATATCAATTTTTCTACTATCATCCTCTTCCATCAGCTTCTTGACGCAAGAGTAAACTATGCTGTTAGAATCAACCGTAAAGGTTGTATCGTTCACCATATCAGCTATATCGTAGTATGCTTCGGAACCATAACGACAAATTCCTGCCAGCACAGCACGTTCCGCAGCGGGGTCAGACAATATCATCCACATGCACTCCCAGAACATTCATTACATTTATATCTCTTAGGGTCTGCCGGTGCCAATCCAGCAGCAATTACATCTTCTTCATGGCAAGCTCTACATTTAACCTCAACCATTGCCGGAGCACGCTTATCAAATCGTAATCTTTTCTTATTCTGTTTATCGGACTTAGCAGCCGCCTTCATCTCTTGTTGTTCTGACGCATCCAGGCGAGTGTTGCCGAGAAAGTCATCGAACTTATTCTTCCGACGACCAGTAGTATTAAGGGGAGTCGGTCTCATTTGCTTCCCCTGAGTAATTGTACGACGCGGTTGGCTTCTTTTGTTTGATCTTCGATTACGGCGAGGTGTTTGAGCCTCAACCTCTTCCAGATTTGTCGTTTCTTCTGCTAGATTGCGGCGTTTGTGACCTCTTCCACGACGACGATTTTTTTGGACTTTGGCAGGAGGGGCTTTTTCTTCTTCGTTCTCAATATTAAGGGCCTCCTCTAGCTTATCGAGCATCTCTCCGTCCATTTGGCTTAGCATTTTTGCTATTCGTTCTTTTCTGTTCATCCCTTCATTACCTTTGCTTTCTGTAAGTTAACGTATAGGTCGCTCATGTTCTTTATTGATGTAGCGAGATAGGTAACTCTGTTCGCACGCTGTTGTGCGTACTGTTGGATTAAAAGTATCCCCGTCATGTAATCATCATTTTTTATAACTTGATGATATTGACTATCCCATGAGCCGTTATATTGCGACTCTTTGCCAGCCACAAGTTTCTTGAGTAATGTGCTCGCCCAATTAACTCTGGCATTTTCACGGTTAAGTGCTCTTTGTAAGTAAAAGGAGTATCCACCGAGTGCTAACGCTGCTATAGCACAGTCTTCAAGCGTTAGCTTTTCCATGCTGTTGCGATCCATTGATATGTACCGCTGTACGTCCGAGTCTTCTTGATTTTCCTGAAATATGGGCAGGCCGATAGCTCGTTCGTACTGATCGAGTATTGCCTCTACCTTGTTCATTTGACCTTTAGGGGTCACCTGCTCTGGATTGTTTGTGTCCATTCTTCGATCTTTTCGTTATAAGGCAATTCTAATAGTGTGATATTATTGATTTCACACCATTCCCGCTTGTCATCATCTCTATTGCGTTGCCGTAGAAATTCTGACATTGAGGCGTGGAAGTGGCTATTGAACTTGAAGTGTTGTTGTCCATGTACCTCGACAGCCACCTTGACTCCTGTAAGAAAGAAGTCAAAGTATTGAGTTGTTCCCCTGCGAATGGGGATAGCCACCTCCTCAAGAATAGGTAGGGTAGGAAAGAGGTCATAGAGAAGTTTTCTGGCGACTAGGTGTAATTGGGACCGACTGCGTGTATCGCTTGCTGTGATAATCTGGCCATTCGGTTTCCAGTCTACTTTCTCCCCGTTTAAGTCACGGATTTTCATAGTCCTGTTAGTTCTCGTACCTGTTGGTTAATGTCTTCATAAGCAGAAGGCTCTTCTTCTAGATATGCTGCCACATTAATCATGCCTTGTATTTTTTTATCAGTACCTGGAAGGGTAAACCAGCTTTTACCTTGGATGATACCAAAGTCTTTTGCTATTTCTGCAAGCTCGTATTCTTCCCAGATGCCACGACCATATTTCATATAGCTGATTACCTTCTGGCCAGGAGGGGTATTGGTCGCGGTGTTTTCTACGATCCAATGAATCTCTTGCCCAATTTGTTGATCCCCACGCATCATAGGCTTCTTGTGTGTAGCAAACAGCTTCACGTCCTGTGCATACTTTAAAGCAAAGCCGGATTTCTCCACCCTCTTTTTAGCATGGCCGATAGCACCAATGTTTGCCATAATGTGAGTGACACCTACAAGAGTTACGCGGTTAATCGGTAAGACATTAGCAAACCGACGAGTGAACTTAGCGATAAATTTTTGCATGACTGCTACTTGTGAATCTTTAATGTCGTCTGTCAATTCTTTCTCTGATGCCAATGCCGAGAATGAATCAATCACTGCTACAGCATGGGGAATTTGGTGGACTATATTATCAATGATAGACAGATACGTTTCACCGGATAGAATATTTCCCTTAGTTGATCCTATAATACGAAAGTAGTCAGGGTCTAAGTCGAGACCAGACACTCCTTCTAAGTCTCTTTTCTTAAGTCGGCCTTCAATGTTCCCGTAGACGATCTTACGTCGAGAACCATCCTCTAGTCTAGCCTTCTGTGCATTCTTACAGAATTGCAGGGCAGTAACGGTATTATGTGTAACGATATGGTAGTCTGTAAAGTAAAGTCCACCTTGATTATCTATTTGAATACATTGAGTTTCCTTTTTCTCTATATATTCTATGTCTACTATTTTTCTATGAGCGGTATATGATCGTGGCTTACATCTCGCCCGTTTTCTAGTAAGTTTAAATAATTCCGATAGACGAGGCCCTGAGATATAACATAAATAGGACTTAAATTTTTTACCATTGCATGTGGTAAAGCGTTTAAATAGTTTACATTTATATCCTAGAGACCTAACTACTTCTGCAAGATCTTCAGCCAGCAACAAAGACGAGCTTGAAAAAGACACCTTACCTTTCTTATCTACGGTTCCATCGGTATCCATAAGTCCACGAACAATCGCAAATCTAACCGTCGTAGAGTTATATTTGTATTCTGGTGGAATAAACTTGAACTTACTTTTGACACCCGCTAAGTCATATGTTCTTAACATCTCAAGATATTTATGTTTTTGTTTTGCAGAATATTTACGATCTAATCGAGTAATCCTATATGTAATAGGATCAGTCTTATCTTGGTATAGCTCATAGGCTGGATCTAATATGTCACGTATCCTATCAAGTAGCTCTTGATCAATATTGGTGATACAAACAGTTTTCTTTTTTAATGTTCCATCTCCAATTAAACATCCCATCAAATAAGGATGCATGCTAACCTTCTGGGTTGCGTAGACACAGGGTACCATAGGAACAGAATATTTTGCTGTCTTGTACTGCTTGTTTTTACGAAACAAAGAGTCATACAGGATCTCTTTTAATGGAATAACTTTAGACTGTTTCCATCGCTCGTTGGCGACATGCCATAAATGGTTTAGTCCGCAGTCAGTATAAGTCCTGTCTGAAAAATGAACTCGATAAACATCCTGTAGTCCTTGTGGAAAGACCCCTACTACTTTTGCTATACCACTATCAGAACTAGGAGACAATACTTCGTCTCCCACTTTTATATCGCCCATTTTCTTGGGTCCGACAGGAGTATGCACCATAGCATCTAACGGCTGATCTTTTCCTACTTTTTCTTGACCAGTCATAATAAACAAAGAGCCTTCGGGAACGCCGCCCCCCAAGGCTATGTCTAATTTAGGTGATAACGGAATTATAGCTGGCGGATTGTCAATGATATACGCTGCATCATGTAGGACGTCGCCATACTCTTTTACTATGTCTTTTGCAAATTCGCCTTTGCTCATTCTAAGTCCCTAAGCTTGGAGATTACTGATTTCTTTTGGTTATTGCTTTCAAAGGTTTTCTTCTCTGAAAAATCATAAGAAACTTTATGGGCAATCTTCTTAGCAAGCTCGGCCTTAGTATGGTAGTCCTCTACTACCTTGACGAACCAGCCTCCTCTTAATGAATACGTCTTGTAAGTTCGCTTGTCATTTAGAGCCGCTATCACTGGATGTTCTCCATACTTCTTAATCAGTCTACTCGCAAGTATGACCTGATATTGATAGTACTTCTTCCAATCCGGTAACTCCCAAAACCGCAGGGGGAGTTCTTTGTTTTTGGTTTTGGCATACTTCTCACAAATAAGTTCCGCTGCATATTGTCCAGCGTGAACCCAACCCCTTGGGGCATAGCGAGAAGGATAGCGACTTAAATCCGACTGTTCTTTTGCCATTACTCTCGATCTTCATCGATCTTATGAATCGTAGGTCGAAACCTTTTCTTAATTTTACTTTGAGTTTTCGGGATTTCACCTCTAGAAGACTCCGCTTCTGTCATAATACTTACGCCCGTGTTCTTTTTGAGCATGGTTTCGCGAATAAAGAGTCCCTTACGCTTTGGTTTCTCGGCCTCAGTGTCTTCGCCGTTGGCTGCCTCAGCAATCAAACGGATATGGTTTTCTATAGTGCCCGCAGTACGACCAGTCTCTGTAGCTATCTCGTCAAAAGTGTGGCCATCTTCAAACATTCCCTCAATAACATACTTCTCTGACTTATTTAGTCGTCCTTTTTTGCTCATTAGGTTTCCCTTTCTGCATTGTTTAGCCAAGATGCATTCTTACTGCGTAAGAACTTAGCGTAGAGAGTAAATACTCTCTCAGTGGCTTCTTTAAATTCCCAAGCGGGCTTACCGGCATGGCGATGTTGTTTACGTTGTGAGCCCTCACTATACAAGCCAATCGGATTGAATAGCTTACCGTACTTTCCGCGTTTTACATAGTACCGGATGCGGGTGCCGGTGTTAACTTTTATAGCATAAGCATTCCAAAGAGTAAAGATATCTACCTCTTTTCCGTCTTCGGGTTCGGGATGGTAAAGCAGAGGAAACCTTTCTCGATTTAAAAAGTCCTCTGAACCCTTAAAGGTATAAATTTCAACAGAACGCTCGTCTATGTCGGTTTCTTTGTCTTTCTTGATTGTGTGAAAGTGACTCATGTTCTCTTTCCCTTTCTTTTTGCTTTTGCTGTCTTCTTGGTTAATGGCTTAGGCATATCTTCTGGCTTATCCATTCGAGTCATACCCGAAGGCAGCTCTTTCATGCCACCATCTTTATTGCGACGGTATGCACTAAAAT